GAAGAAGTCGGCTTAATCACCAAAAGAAAGCCTGGCGTCAATCAGGAGGACAGTCCCTTTGTCGCCAGGCTTTCGATCTATTTCCAAAAAGGAAACAGTTCATGTTCGGCGCAATGGGAATATCGCCTCATTTGCTTCATCAAATGGCGAATCAACAACAGCAGAACTACGGCTCTCTTGGGCAGGCCCAATACAATCCACAGCCTCTGCCACCTGCCCACATGGAAGTTGCCGAACTACCGCCCGAAAATCCCGATTTAATCCTACTACTGGAGGACCACGATGAAGCTTAAACCGTTCGCTGATTTAATCAAACTCAGCAAAGAAAAACTAGACGAAGCCATGGCACCGATCCGCGCTCGTCAGGTACAAGCCAAAGCCGAACTAGAACTGGCCAAGCTTGACAGCGATCTGCTAACCAAGGAGGCCACGCTCCAGGAAAAATGCGCCGAGCGTGATATCAATCTTCCCGGCATTATGGATTTGCTGGACCAGATTGCAATTCTGGAACGGCGCAAGAAGCAATACGCCAAGGTTCTTGGCGAACTGTTTCCAGATAGGAAATAGTTCATGAAAGCGCCAGAAAAGATCACAGACAGTGATCTAAACGTGTATATCCGGGAGGATATACACGAAAGGGTCTTAAAGGAAAATCACAAGCTGAGAAACCAAGCTCAGGTTCTTAGCTTGAAACTAGAATCTGTTTTGGAGGATATTGCGATACAAGATTGGCCGTATTAGCAGCATGAAACAGCACTTCGTGGCGGCTACAGCATGCTGAATGTGCTATCGAACATCGATCTGAAACCACAAAACAACGGAAGGGGTATGCGTAATGGAAGATGCTTTCGAAAAGGCTCTCAAGAAGCTAACCAACTGGCAGCGCAATCAATGGGCCAAGGCTGGCTATCCTGGCCAGCAACCGACTGATAGAGACGTTTCCAAAGTTCAGAAGTTTCTCGATCTTGTCAGGAGCCATAACTATGGGGGCGCATGATTCCCGGCGTGAGGCTATTCTCAATTCCTTGACCGTGGAGATCGTCAAGGTCGTCGGGCCAATCATAAAAGATCAGCCTGTCGCCGACATCATGAGCGGACTCACCAGATCACTGACATTCTTTGTTGGTCAGGCTGTCCCGATAACTGGCTTACGGCGTGATATTTACAGAGAATTGGCCACGTTGTTTTCCAAGATGGCCGATTTCGAGGAAAAATACCATGGTGCTGCTGTCTGACCATGTAACCGAGGGCGACCCGACTCTGGCGGCTATGAATGCCGAGATTGAGCATCGGGCCGCTCTGGAGCCAAAGCGTCCTTACCTAGGGGCGTCTGTTTTGGGGGAAGAGTGCGAACGAAAGTTATGGTATGGATTTCGGAATGCTACGGTCGTCAATTACGATAGCCAGACTCTAAAACGGTTCGAAGACGGGCATCGCACTGAGGACTTAATCGTAAGACGCCTACAGAATACGCCTGGGATTACTCTTATTGCCGTTGATCCGGAGAACCCGAAAAAACAAATCGGGTTCTCGACCTGCGGAGGCCATATCAAGGGCCATTGGGACGGGGTGATTTTGGGACTCTATCAGGCGCCGAAGACATGGCACATCTTTGAAGCCAAGGCATGTGCCGACAAAAAGCTAAAGGAGTTGGAAAATGCGATCGAAAAGCACGGTGAAAAAGAAGCCCTCAAACATTGGAATATCGTCTATTACGGCCAAGCTTGTATCGCAATGTTCGCAGAAGGACTTGACCGCCATTATCTCGTCGCTTGTTCGCCTGGTGGTCGGGATGAAATCAGTGTTAGAACAGATTCAAATGATAAGTACGCAAAGCATCTTATCGATCGAGGCGCTAAAATCGTCAAAGCCCAAGAACCGCCGCAAAGGAAGTGGGAAGACCCGTCCTGGTTTAAGTGCAAATGGTGTGATCATTACGGGGTCTGCCACCAGAAGAAACAACCGCACATGAATTGCCGGACATGTCTACATTCAACAGCAACAGACGATGGACGGTGGGCATGTGCGAAATTCAACAAAGTCCTGACCATGGAGGAACAGCTTGCCGGATGCAAATCGCATTTGTACTTGCCGGGACTCATGGGATCGAAGCCGGTAACGGCTACTGAACATCACGTTGAGTATGCCGATGGTCGGCGGAATTTGGCTGGAGGGGTGATTGTCTAATGCCAATCCACATCCTTCGCCCCTACCAAACTGAGGCCATACAATCGATCTACGACTACTTCGGTCGGGCCGAGGGCGCTCCGGTCATTGCGATTCCGACCGCTGGGGGTAAGAGCCTAATTATGGCGGAGTTTATCAAGGGCGCCATAGCGTCTTATCCCGGAACCCGTATCGTCGTACTCGCACACGTTCATGAGCTACTAGATCAAAACTACCAAGAACTTCTCAACATCTGGCCATTTGCGCCGGCAGGACTCTACAGCGCCGGACTCGGACGCCGAGACGTTTGCCAGATTATGTTTGCCGGGATCCAGTCAATCTACAAAAAGGTCTATGACATCGGCCCGATCGACATCATCATCATAGATGAAGTCCATCTAGTGCCGGAAGCGGAGACAACTCGCTACCAACAATTCCTGAAAGCTGCCAAGGTTGTAAATCCGCATGTCAAGATGGTCGGTCTGACGGCTACTCCATGGCGATCGAAGACCAAGATTTATGGCGATGGAGCTTTGTTCGATGAACTGATCTATGAGGCGGATATCATTGATCTGACCGAGAAGGGCTGGTTGGCGCCACTCGTGCCAAAATCCATGGCGACCAAGATTGATCTAACCGGGATAGGAACGCAAAATGGAGACTACAAACAAGACGAACTCCAGGAACGTTGCGACGTTGACGCCACAACGAGAGCGGCCCTCGCCGAGATATACGCCTACGGCCAGGAGCGTAAGCGATGGTTGGTATTCTGTGCCGGAGTATCTCACGCAAAGCACGTGTGCGAGGCCATGCAAAGAGACGGTGTGGCCGCTGCATATGTAACTGGAGACACCCCAAAGGGCGACAGAGCGCAAATTGTGAAGGATTACCGGGCTGGTAAATATAAAGCCTTAGTGAACAATACTGTTTACACTACAGGCTTTAATGTACGGGAAGTTGATCTTATCGCAGATTTGGGGCCGACCAAGAGCATTGTTCGGCATGTCCAGAAACTCGGACGCGGAATGAGAGTTGTCGAAGGAAAGACCAATTGTGTCGTGTTGGATTTCGCTGGCAATATCGCCCGTCTAGGCCCGATCAACCGCATCAAGGCGTCAAGTAAGATCAACAGCGACGGCACGATTGGCGAAACGCCCATGAAGGAATGCCCTGACTGCCATAGCTACGTCTATGCAGCGGCCAGGGAATGTCCGGATTGCGGCCATGCGTTTCCGGAGCCGGTCAAAGAGGAAAAACTAGAGCGCCAGGCATCACATTTGAACCCGGTCGAATACAAAAAGCCGGAGCCACAAACGCTGATTGTTATGGATATGTTCTACAATAAGCATGAAAAAGCTGGTGGCGGAACGCCGTCAATGCGTGTCACATATCAAACCGGATTTGGCCGTGGAGGGTTTCACTATGAATATATTTGCTTTGAGCACTCTGGCTACGCTCGTCAGAAGGCTACGGAATGGTGGAAATCTCGGGGCGGAACCGGTTATCCACATACCATTGATGAAGCAATCGAACGTGTGGGTGAGTTGCGGAAAGCCAAGAAAATTTCAGTGGTCGAAGACGGCAAATTCTGGAGGGTGGTCGGAGCCGAATTGGCCGAAAAAGTAGAGCCGAAGACCGTAACGTTTGCCGCCAGCGATAGCGATGAGGCGTATCAACAGCTTTTAGATGAGATTCCGTTTTAATGCACAATTACCCAATCAAAAGCTTTATCGGAACCGGTACTCAGACTATGCCGCGTCTAAATCACTTTGGTTCAGAGTCCCAAACACGAGTCTTGTCAGCGCCACCTAATGGCTGGCTAAATGACTTGGTTATACCGTGGGAACATGTCATTGCAGAGGATTTAATGGAGTTACTTAAAAAGGAGATATCACGCCATGTCTTTTGATTCAACAAGCTTATGGAAAATGAAAAGGCTCAACGCCAAGAAAATTTATCGGGTTAATACGAATTCTGGCCCCAGCCTCTGGCCCATAAATCTTGTAGGCATGTGATATCACAATCTGAGAATCATCATCATAAACTATTTCATTCATGCCGTCTTCAATTCCTTTTTGCATATTAGAAATATCTGGCTTACTCGTTGGTAAAATTTCTCCGCGCAACGCCATGTCCTTTTTCTTTTTACTCCATGACTTCGGCGGAACCACATAAATTCCCAGGTCCATACTGACCGGGCCGCGCTCCCGGTGAGCGTTCTGTTTGCTCATAGCCATAGCAGCGTATTGGCCGACCATCTTTTCAAAATCTACGGTATTTGGTGGCGTATACATTCGGCCAGTTTTCGTGGCGCGATGACGTTGTTTCCCGATAATTTCTCCGGGAATAAGTATCTCAATCACAGATCAAACTCCACGCCATGTTTTTTGGCGACATCATTAAATTTTGACAGCGTGTGTAGTGTTGGTGAGTTTCGCCCCGCGTTCCACTTCCACACAGCCGAAAATCCTACTTTGGATTCTCGACACAACTCGCTCATTGTCATGTTAAGAATTTTAGCCAGAGATTTTATTGCTTGGTAAGCTTTTGCGCCTGATGTGACTTTCACTTGACATTTCCTATTGGCTATGTTAAAAAATACAATCAAATGATATCTTATTGGAAAGGAAAGCGCAAGATGGCAAATAATATCTGGCACACTCCGCCAATATCCCAACCAATTCGGCGCCTGTCGATTTGGGAGAGAATAAGACTCTTCTTCAGACGCCCTTATAAAATCTAATCTTGTCCATAATGAAGCACGGAGTCTTGCCAACCGCCCAGTATGGAGGCGAGATGGATGTGTCATAATACGATGTGGCGCCGTCCGTAAGGTCCACGAGCGTTCCCGCCAACGCCTGGTCGGCCAATCCAAGCGCAACCTGTAAATCAGGATCATTCGACGGAATCGCCATAATCCGATTGCAGTCTGGTCCTGGAAACCAGCAATCGAATTGTTCGTATTGCAAGCAAAGATGCCGCAAATCTGCATTCCATCGCCGTTGCCCCGTCAGACTGCGATTGACAATCACATTGAGAATCGTCGTCCATCCCGGCACACCGTTTTCGTCAAATTCTCCACGCGCCGTGAGCGCAAGGATAGTGCGATCGTCAAACTGATCGGTATTGGCTTCAATGGCTGGCATTTTGAGCCTTCTGCAAAGCCTTTTCGCAAGTTGCGTTGGCATCGCGCATAGACAGCCAATCATCAATTATTTTAGAAACCGGAGCATCTTTGGATATGTATTTTAATGACTGGTCAATATCCAACTGGTCTTCTTTGGAAAAGACTGTATTGTGGCCACATATCTGCGTAGGAACCGCAACCGGGTCTGTGGCACACCCGACCAGCAGAGCGCCAATGTTCAGACACACAATTCCAAGAGCCAGAAAAAGACTACGCCGTTCCATTCTCAAGCCTCTTGCGAACATCATCTAATGTGGGCTTCGCTGTTTCACTCTGCGCCTCAGCATTGAGTATGGCTACGTCTGTTGCCAAGTCAGTTGCCCGCTGCTCGGCCTTACCTTGGGCCTCTCCCTGAGCG